CAAATAACCAAAGTTCAAACCCGTCTGAATGTTTGCGTTTTGGAACTGGTCAACAATGCTAGAAGCAGCCATCGAGTAGCCGTTGCCCTGCATACGGCCCACAGTTGCAAAAGCACCCTCACAAGAAACACTGAGAAAGTCAGCAGGGCCGACACCACCACTAAACGGGATGCCGTAGGTTGCGTTTACATCAGTAATTTCTCCGTACCAAATGGGGTTTGCAGTACCTGTGGTGTTTGAGATTCTGATGTATGACCCGGCAACTAACTGGGTGATAGGCGAGGCGTAGCCCGTGGGGTAGCGCATTTCAAAAGAAGCAATAGAAGCGTTTACCGCGTCAAGTTGTGCGCTCTTACCAATCTTGATTGTGATGTTTTGAACGTTGGTTAAGTCAGTCCACGTTGAGCCATTAGTTGAGAAGGCAACGGTGTAGGACTGGAGAGCCATTAGAAAATGTTGCTCACTCGGATAGGTACAGATCCGTTTTGACGCATGTAGGTGCGTAGAGCTGCTACCACAGCGTTCGGGTCTCCGCCGTTGACATTGATGGTGACGTTGTTACCGCCACCCATGCCGAACTCGCCAGCACGAGACAACGGCACAACAGCCTCAGGGCCAGCCTCGCCAATCACGGCAAGGGTCGCCTTGTTTACAATGCCACCCTCAGCGAGCATCGGAATGTTCGGGACATCGAAGCCTTTGCCACCAATGCCCGGCACAAAGGACGGAATCTTAAAAGACAACTTGCCGAAAGTGTTATTCCACAGCGAAGCAATGCCGTTAAACATTGCCTTGTAGAAACCAAGTACACCCGTGAAGTAGCTCTTAATTAGGTCTATTGATCCTGACACGGCTTTGCCGATGAACTTGAAGACAGAATCGACAATGTTGCGGAAGCCCTCAAACTTGAAATAGGCAGCGGCAAGAGCAGCAATGAGAAGACCGATACCGATGACAATGAGCGTGATTGGGTTGAGCGCTAAGACCGCGTTGAAGGCTGCCTGCACAGCGGTGGCTGCAGTTGTGATGGCAGTCCACGCAGCAATGGCTCCGTTTACGATAAGCACAGCAGCTGCGATACCGCCGATGACACCGGCAATGGTCAAGAAGAGTCCAGTGTTGTCCGAAGCCCAGTTGCCGAACTTGGTCAGGTACGGAAGCACAGCGTTTACAGCAGGCAACAAAGCAGCGCCGATGGACTCCTTAGTTTCAGCCAGCGAAACCTGCAGACGTTGAAACTGTCCTGCAGCCGTGTTTGCCTTAGTCGATGCAGCACCGCCAAAAGTGTCAGCAAGCACCGACATAGCGCCCTCAGCGTCAAGGCCATCCGCAATAAGACCCTTAAGTTTCGGATCTAACTTTGCCAGCGCCTTTGTGTTACCGCCATAAGCCTTAGCAAGCGCGTCTGTGACCGCTGAGAGAGGCTTGCCCGTGGCTGCAGCGATGTCCATTGCCAACGATGCGCCCTCTTGGGCTTTCTTGAGGTCGCCCGTCTGCGTGGCGAGTTTGGCTATAGCCGGGCGAAGTTCATCATCCGTGACACCGAGCAATTTGCCCTGTGTGCTAATCCAGTCTTCATTTGCTTGGATCTGCATGTCAGTAGCTGTGGTGTTGCGCTTAATGGCAGCAGCGAGAACGTCCTGTGCTGCAGCGTCCTCAAGAGCGCCCTTGCCAGCGTCAAACAGTGCAGCGCCCAAACCAGCAACCGCAGCCGTAGCAGGAAGCAAAGCCTTCTTAAATGCAAACTTGGTTTTAGCAGCTGCACCGTCAAGCTGGGCAAATTCCTTCTTAGCCTTTTGGACACCCGAAGAGTCAAACTCGCTAAAAATGTTAAGTACAACAGACATGGCTAAATGTTCCCACCGCGTCCAACTTGACGCATAACTCTCGAGACCAAGTCTTTCAACTGACCTTCAACTTCGGCTTGCTTAACTTCGTAGGCACGGTAAAGGACTCGAGACGGCTGACCGAAACGGCGGTCTAACTGCTGACCTAGATCACCTTTGCGAGCCATGTCAAAAATGGTTGCCTGAGTGCCACCCCAACGAATACCGAACACGCCCACATTTTGTTTAAACCCGAGCCCGGTATCACGGATCTTCTTGCCTGATGTAAACGCCTTCAAATTCTTACGAACCATCATTGACTGCCAGTGCATGATTTCTTTGCCTGACTTGCCCTTCCACGAATACTTCATACCCGACAACGGAGGGTCAACAGGCATACGACCATACGCCTCCTGAATCACAGGCTGGACAATCTCTTTGAAGTCTTTGGTAACTTGCCTGCGAAGCTTCTTGTCAATGTCATTCAATTCTTTAAGAGCCTCTTTGAGACCAACGACTTCCATGCCAAATTCAGCGGCCACGTTTACTCTCCTTTGCTCTCTGCTTCAGCACATCCAACATGGTGTGCAGCTCTTGTGTATCGAATGGGATTTGGTGAGGCCAGAAACCCGTCTCAACTGCTAACTCGCAGATGGTTCGGAGGTAACTGCCTCGTCCGTAGGGTTTGCAGCGTCCTCACCTACAACGTCAACGGACACAAGGCGCTTGATGTAATCATCAAAGACTGCTGGAACGGTGATGCCGCTTTGCTTTGCGCCTTCAAAGGCTAGAAAGGCGAGGTGTTCCATTGCGACACCAGAGGAAAGTTCTGAAGCGCGAATCTTGAACTTTCTCTCTAGTGCCACGATGGAGAACAGATTGGTGGTGACCTGATAGGTCTGACCGTCAGTCTGTTCGACTGCGAGTGTGATCTTCATGTTGTTTCTCCTGAAGGTTTACGGGTTTACGGTGCGGTTACGTCACGAACCCATGTGCCACCTGTGAAGGTGACCTCAACGGTGGCAAGTTCGCCCACGGTTGAGTTGATTGGGGTGAAGTCGCTGAGCATGCAGTTGGTGATGATGTACTCAGGGTTAGAGGCTGATTCAGTGGTTCCTGATGGGGAGATGGTCAACACGGTTGAACCTGTGCCCACGCAAGAGTTGAGGATTGCTTCAACTTCAGATGCGCCGTAGGACAAGAACAGAGTCATTGATACTTCGACGTTCTGAAGACCAGCTGTGAAGCGGTGTCCTGTGTCGCCAAAAGCGGTGGACTCAAGCGAGTCAACGCCAACCATGACGGAGACGGCGTTTGCCTGATCTGAAAGGTCTGTGGTGGTTGCGCCCTGCGTGATGTTAATCGTGGCATTGCTGAGGAATGTTGTTGTAGCCATGAGGGCTCCTTTGTTAGTTGCGCCGTACGGCTACGGCAACGGTTAAGTCATAAGAGGGCAGGTCTTGCCCTCCGATGGATACGAGGCCTGGACGAAGATCCGTGACCGCGATAGGTGAGTTCATTATCTGATCTGCGATGGTCATGAGGTAATCGCCAGCGTCTTGATTGCCGGGTGGCGGTGCCAAAACACGAAGACGAATGTCGATGTTGCCCACGTTGTATGTAAACGCTGTGACCGTTGGCAGTTCGATGAGAACCGACATCGGGCGAGCGTTACGAGGGTCAGTGATGGGGACAAGGCTCAGCGCGGTGAGTTGTGTCTTCACTGCGTTTACAGCGTCAACAAGAATCCCCGATGCAGGCATTAGGCGACCTGTGCCCTGCCACAGCCCAACAGCTGCATGATGCGGTGAAGGGTGACAGGTTGAGCAAGGTTGCCCATCCCGTCAAAAGCCCCGTAGGCATCACCGCTAGTTCCGCGTTCACGGTAAAGCGTTGCTGCATACATGGTGGTGCCTAACTCAACGTCAGCACTGGGGACAGTGGACGCAGAGTCGGTGTAACCAGCCTCACGGCGTTTGCGGTAGCACCAAGCGTTAGCAGCGCTTACACACTTAGCCACGAAGGCCGTGTCGTTAGCGGTTGCCACGTCAATGCCCAACCACGCCAACACAAGCGCTGAGGTAGTCCATGCAGGGCTAACGGTGTAGGTGACTGTGCCAGTGGCGGTGTCATACACAACATTGTCGCCCGTGTCTGCATAGATGATCTGGTTGGGCTTTGGGTTGTTGTAATCAAACTCCAAGATGCCGTACTCGTCCACGCGAACAAGTTCGTACTGCTCAATGGAGAAGACCGTGACAGTTCCGTTGAATGTTGTGTCGGTTACGCCTGCAACAACGATGCTGTCACCGGGTTCCACTTCGGAAAGGGTCAGGGTCTGTACGGCTGCGAAGTTATCAACACGCGCGGCGTAGATGATTGTGTTTACAGACATACAGACCCTTTCCTAACTACCGAGTGATTATGTGAGTGACACGAACTTCGTTGGGTCAATCATCAACGTGGCAAAATAGCCATGGAACGAGAGAACTCGCGACAAAGTTGATGGTGACTCCAATGTGAGCGCCCCACGTTGCTGTTCGAAGATCTCGAAGCCTGATGGATCGCCAACGATGACGGTGTCGGCTGCAAAGTTGCGGTCAACGACAATGCGAAGACCGAACGCAACTGCGTCAGCTGAGTTTGCCTGAATGGTTCCGAAGGCGTTCATTGGGCCAACTTGTGGGAACAACGGACGACCAGTCGTGTCTGTCAACAACCCGAGCGATGCCCACATGTTTGGAGCAAGGAACAAGTGTGTTGGCAGGTTGCCATTTGAGTTGGTCAGGATGGTCTGCGCGGCTGCGAAGATGTCTGTGACCCACTCGGAAGGGCTTGCTGGATCTGTAAGAACACGAGTCTGTGTTTGACCTGAAAGCAAGTTGTCTGCAGCAACATTGTCGGTGGTGTTCGCATAGATGCGAGCCATGTCATCGAGAATGAGCTGAACAACAGCGGGATCACTCCAAGATTCATCCTGAAGGGACAAATTCACATAGCCACCGTAGGTGCCCTTGGTGACTTGGTTGTCTGTCACCACATAGGTGCCTGACTGAAGCGTTGCGTTTTCACTTGACTGTGCAGCCATAGAAACATGAGTTGTGACTTCGGGACGGATAAAGACTTTGCCAGATCCGGGCATTGCCTTCGCGCCGATTGCGTCAACCACTGGACGGAAGCCAATGAAGTTGTTGTAAACAGGCTGAACAATTGGCAACGGAAGGATGCCGGGTGTGTCAGTTGTGGTTACGTCGGGTGCAGCTGCACGGAGTGCTTCTGACATTTCAAGCCACTGATCGCCACCAGCCATTGCAGCGGCGATGTATTCGGCAGCGGTTGGCAACTTTGCCACACGCTTTGCAGCCGCGAAAAGCGGTGCGGTAGGGACGATTTCAGCCGAAGCCTCAACCGTTGGGGTATCTGTTGACATGGTTTCCTCCTCGGAAATGTCTAGGGGTTGGGGTTCGACAACTTCTTCTTCTGACTCTTCGTCAGGCTGGGAAGCAGC